CAATCAAAAGGTAATCCAGCTAAAGTGACTTCGTTCCGTCTTCAGACAGACGCACATCACAACAAGCCAGAGGAGCATAAAGAAGAAACTAAACCTAGTGAAAAAGATTAATGAATTATGGATAGTAGTCTTTATGGCTCTATCCTTTTTTATTTTGGTAGAGACAATGCACTTGAACTACCACAGGTCAGAGACACCTCAGTGTCGGATCTCTGACTGATTTGGCTTTTAGCCCTGTACGCAGGATACCTATTAGCCGTCTAGACGGTGGGATAGACCACAAACTTCGAATTAAAATTGTGCACGATGATGATTTATACATTCAATACATTTTAAAATATAGATAAATGGCACATCAAAATAGTAACGAGCCTTTAGCTGATTTAACGCGGCCAGGCTCGCTCAATGGTGCGTCCGATTCCAGAGCACTTCTACTTAAGCTGTTCTCTGGTGAGATGTTTAAAGGATTCCAGAACAATGCAATAGCAAGGGATCTTGTAATGAAGCGTACACTTAAAAATGGTCGCTCTTTACAGTTCATCTACACAGGTCGCACCAACGCCGAATTCCATGTACCAGGTCAATCAATACTTGGTAACAGTGATGGCGCACCTCCAGTAGCTGAGAAGACTATCACATGCGATGATCTCCTTATCAGTTCAGCTTTCGTTTACGAGTTAGACGAAACACTTGCTCATTATGAGCTTCGTGGAGAGATCTCTAAGAAGATCGGCTACGCTTTAGCTGAGAAATATGACCGCCTAATCTTCAGAGCTGTGACTCGTGGAGCTAGAGCTAAGTCACCTGTGATGAAGAATAACTTCGAAGAGCCAGGTGGAACTCAGATTCGTGTAGGTACTAACGCACAAGCATCTGATGCTTATGTTCCTGCATCGCTAATCAATGCGTTCTATGACGCTGCAGCTGCAATGGATGAGAAAGGTATTAGTTCTGATGGACGTGTAGGTGTTCTTAACCCACGCCAGTACTATGAACTTATCCAACAGGTAGGTGATAACGGTCTAGTTAACAGAGACTCACAAGGTACATCCCGTCAAAAGGGAAATGGAATCGTAGAGATTGCAGGCATTAAGATCTTCAAGTCTATGAACATTCCATTCTTCTCCAGCTACGGTACTAAGTTTGGATCTGCATCAGCTACAAACCCTGGTATTACTGATCCTGGTAATAAAGGTGATTTCGTATCTGAAGATGTTGAAGATGCACGTAACTCTGTTACTGGTATCAACAACGAATATGGTCAAGCTTCTAACTTTGCTAATTCTTGTGGATTAATATTCCAGAAAGAAGCTGCAGGTGTTGTTGAGGCAGTTGGTCCACAGGTTCAAGTAACAAGTGGAGACGTATCAGTAATATACCAAGGTGATGTAATCCTTGGTCGTTTAGCAATGGGTGCGGATTATCTTAATCCTGCAGCTGCTGTTGAACTATATGCAGGTACTGCTACACCTCCAGCACAGTTCGGTACAGTTCAAACTGCAACTAACAACGCTGGTTATCAGTAAACAATATTTTACTTACACAATGGGAGGCTTCGGTCTCCCTTTTTTTTTATTCATATACACATGACTATTCCCACAACAGTTGACACCGATACAGAACTATCCGCAGTGAATTCAATACTGGGAGCTATCGGTCAGTCACCAGTAACAACACTAAACTATGAGAATCCAGAAATAGGATTTATCTATAACATACTGACCGAAGTCAATAAAGACGTACAGAATGAAGCTTGGGTATTTAATACAGAATACAATGTAGAGATATCTCCAGATACTTCAAAGAATATAACTATTCCAAATAATGTTTTAAGATATGATTTACATGAAGATAATATCTACAGGAATAAGAACTTAATAAGAAGGAACGGTAAACTATGGGATACCATTAATCAAACTGATGAATTTGATAATGCTTTACACCTTGATATAACTTGGCTTTGGGCTTTTGAAGAACTACCAAGTGCATTTAAAAGATACATAATATCTAGAGCTTCAGTTAGAGCTGCGACTCAGTTAGTAAGTAACCCACAACTTGTACAACTACTACAACAACAAGAAGCATTAACAAGAGCTACTTGTGTTGAGTATGAATGCAATCAGGGTGATCATTCTTATATGGGATTTCCTGATAAGAGTAGCTATAGAACATATCAACCATATACAGCACTGCAAAGATGACGAGTATTACACAACAAATACCTAATTATGTTGGAGGTATATCACAACAGCCTGACGAATTAAAAGTACCTGGACAAGTTAGAACAGCTAAGAATGTAATACCTGATGTCACCCATGGTCTATTAAAGAGACCTGGAGGTAGGTTGATTGGTAGTGCGTTAAGTGCTTATACAACTGATAGTAAGTGGTTTCATTACTATAGAGATGAGACAGAGCAATACATAGGACAAATAAGAAAGTCAGATGGTGAGTTAAAGATGTGGAGATGTAGTGACGGTCAAGCTATGACTGTTAACTATGACTCAGGCACTGCAACAGCTTTAAAGTCCTACTTAACACATACAGCTGAACAAGATATACAAACCCTTACTCTTAACGACTATACCTACTTAACTAATAGGACTAAGACTGTTGCTATGTCTGCAACAGTTGAGCCTGCTAGACCACCAGAAGCATTTATAGAGTTAAAGAAAGTTGCTTATGCTAGTCAGTATTCAGTTAATATATTTGACACTACTACAACTACAGAAGTTAAAACTGCGACAAGGATTAAGGTTGCTTCATCTTCTTTAGATTCTGATAGTAATTGTCCTAATGTTGGGACAGAAATTCTTAAAGTTGGAACAGATAATCAAGATTTAACAAATGTAAAACAAAAAATTAAAGTTTCTCTTGCAACAATTGGACAAAGTAGTGCCGACAATTTTTTTGAAGACGATGCAACAAGAGCATATTCATTAATTTATGTACCACCTGCTTGGGTAGTAAATACTTATTATCAAACGGGTGATCTTGTTCAAGGTGAATCAGATAATTCAAGAATTTACAAAAGAACAGGATCTGCTATTACATCAAGTGGAACAGTACCTGATCATGATTCAGGAGAAACAGATGGTTGGACGGCAATAACTACAACTACTTATACAGCTAATTCAGATGTATCTAGTACTCAATTATATGGAGGTCAAGCTTGTATTGAAATAGCAGATTCCAGAGAAATAGATTCAAAAGCAGATTTAGATCTTACTGTAGCTGCATGGTCAACAGGTAATGGTGCACACTTTCCTTTTGAAATAGACAGTACAACTTGGGATGGAACGTACGCAACATTAACTTATGTTTGGAAAAATAATGGTGATTATTCTGATCACATTAGTCGGTTAATATTTAGAAGAACAAATGGAACCACGCATACTATTGGTGGTAACAATGTTTCGTCAGCTACTGATGGTGCGTTATCAACAAGTAATGGTACATTAGCAATTTCAAGAATTGGTTGGGGTGGTAATGATGTATTACCAGCAGGTAGAGCTGATCTATACTTTAGACTTACGAATACTGGTCAAGCTGTACCAGATGCTACAGGTGATAACTATAGCTGTAGATATACAACAACTGTAGATCTATTACATGGTGGAAGTGGTTGGGAACCTGGAGATAAAATTCAAATTAGAATGAAAGGAGGGGTATATGTTTTAGAAGTAGAGGAAACGAGTATTTCTAAAGTACAAGCTAATCTTGGTTTAATCAGACCGACTCCTACTTCATTTGATACTAAAACAACAGTTACTGCTGAAAGTATTCTTGGTGCTATTAGAACAGATATAGCAGCTCAATCAGCTTTTGCTGATGCTGATGTACAACAGATAGGTAATGGTATTTATATCACCAGATCATCAGGAACCTTTAATATTTCAACACCAGTTAGTGAACTATTAAATGGACTATCAAGTGAAGTAAAAGATGTAGGTGATTTACCTAAACAATGTAAGCATGGTTATGTCGTTAAGGTAGCTAATAGTGAAGCTGAAGAAGATGATTACTATGTAAAATTCTTTGGTAATAATGATAGAGATGGTGATGGTGTATGGGAGGAATGTGTAAAGCCTGGAGATAATACAACGTATGATTCAGCTACCATGCCTATTCAAATTGTTAGAGAGGCTAACGGTACATTCACTGTTAAACAAGTTACATATGATCCGGCACAAGTTGGTGATACATCTGATAATGGGACAAACCCTAGAGCTTCATTTGTAGGTAAAACAATTAACAAACTACTATTCTTTAGAAATAGACTTGTCATGCTAAGTGATGAGAATGTGATTATGTCTAGACCTGGAGACTTCTTTAACTTTTGGGCTAAGTCAGCTATCTCTTATACAGCTACAGATAACATTGATATATCTTGTAGTTCTGAGTATCCAGCTATTGTTTATGATGGTTTACAGGTTAACTCTGGTCTAGTTTTATTCACTAAGAATCAACAGTTTATGTTGACTACAGATAGTGATGTCTTAAGTCCATTAACTGCAAAGATAAATTCACTATCTTCTTATAACTTTAACTTTGAAACTAATCCCGTATCACTTGGTACAACCGTAGCCTTCTTAGATAACGCTGGTAAATATACACGTTTCTTTGAGATGACTGCTGTACTTAGAGAAGGTGAACCAAACGTATTAGAACAAAGTAAAAACATATCAAAGCTATTCCCTAACAACATAGATCTAATTGCTAACTCAAGAGAGAACTCAACTATATTCTTTGCTACTAAAGGTACTAATAAACTGTATGGATTTAGATATTATTCAACAGGAGAAAGACGAGTACAACAAGCTTGGTTTGAATGGGAGTTAAGTGGAACTATAGAGCACATAGCTATGCTTGATGATGCGTTGTATGGGATCGTTGAAAATATAGTTAACGATAAAAGTTTTACTGGTAATGGAAGTATCACTTCATTTGATACAGAATGGACTCCGATGCCAACTTTATCTAAGCTTAATGTCCAAGTAAATGGTATTGATCAAACATCTGGTTTCTCATTAAGTGGTTCTAGTATTGTCTTTACATCTGCACCTGCTAATAATTCAACAATTAGAGTTTATGAACCTAGATCAGTGATGCAGAAGTTCAGCCTTAAGTTAGATGATAACTCTCATACACTTGTTGAAGATGATACTTATAGGGTTCACTTAGATAATTCTAAGACTTTTGCTTATACCAACCTAACGTATGTAGCTGATGGAGACTATACAAAACTAGATCATACTGCTGCTGACTTTAGTGGTTCAGGACAGCTATATGCTGTTGCTGTATCTACAAGTACAGATAAGGAGTTTAATGGTCTTCTATCTAAGGTAACTACATTTGATGACAGCGGTACAACTAAGGTAAAGATCCCTGGTAACTGGACTACAAGTACTGCAGCTAAAGCATTCAATGTTGTCCTTGGTTATGACTTTGATATGGAAGTTGAGTTTCCAACTATCTATGTAACACAACAAGAAGGAGAACGTTTTAAATCTGATATACAAAGCTCACTTGTTTTACATCGTATAAAGATGAGTTTAGGTCCAACAGGTGTCTATAACACAACTTTAAAACGTATTGGTAAACTTGATTATAACGAGACTTTTGAATCAGTCATGGCTGATGCTTATACAGCTAACACGGTAGGTATAGATAAAGAACAAATAGCTACATTACCTGTATATGAAAAGAATACAAACCTAACACTTACCCTTAAATCCACTCATCCATCACCAGCAACATTGTATTCAATGAACTGGGAAGGAGACTATACAAATAAATATTATAAACGTGTCTAAATTCATTCACCCCATTACGTTAGAGGCTGCCAAAGAGGTGGCTTCTAACCTACGCCCAGAAGACCGTAGAGAGGTCGAAGAGGGTTATGGTATAGATGCAACAGAAGCACTGCTAGATGCAGTTCAGAAGCCCTCCTGTGTGTACTTCACGGTGCCTAACGGCAAGACTGCCGGTATGGCTGGAGTAGATCCTGGAGGTCAGGTCTGGATGCTATGTACACATGCTATCCATGACTACCCAATAACGTTTGCTAGGGAAGCTAGACGTTATGTAGAAAGACAACCCGATAAGTTGCTGTGGAATGTCGTTGACAAACGAAATACAGTCCATCTAAAGCTACTTAAATTCCTTGGATTCAAGTTCTTACGTGAAGTTGAGTTTGGTCCAAACAAATTATCCTTTATAGAGTTTTGCCGTGTGTTTAGGAGCGCAACAAAGGGCTGCTAACAGAGCAGCTAAAAGAGATTATGAAATGCAACTTCAGCAAAGAGAAGCTGATTGGATGCAACAACTTTCATTAGCTGGAGCTGAACGAGTTCAATTTGATATTGGTACTACCAATGTTAATCTTGCTCAGGATCAAGCTAACCAAGCACTACAGGAACAACGTAATGCTTTGATTAGTGAATCAATGCAAGCTGATGAATCTAACTGGAAACAGTTCTTACAAAATAGCCAATACTCACAACTAGCTGCTAGTGGTAGAACAGGTAGATCAGTTGAAAGAGTAGGTGTAGCTGATTTAGCAGATTATTTATCTAAAGGTTCTAGAGCTGCTTATGCACTAACTCAGAATGAGTATGCAATGAAGCAAGGTGGTAAGGCAGTTAGAGATCAAGCTAAAGCTGATAAACAACAACTATTTGCAAATGTTATGTGGCAGAAACAACCTGGATTTGAACCACCTAAACCTGTATATGGAAACGTAGCTATGGCTGCTTTAACTGATGGATTGAAAATAGCAAGTTCTGTCGTTCCATTATTACCAAGCTAATGACTAATTCATATAGACCAATACCAGCACCTGACTACGTTTCAGGGCTGACATCACAGTACAGAAGAGATTCACAGAACCTAGCTAACTTACAAAATGCTATGCGTCGTAATGACAAGCGTAGAGTTCAAGTGGCTGGTCAAGGGATGGAATTGATAGGAGCTTTAGCTAATTTCTCAACAACAGCAATGGCTAAGTATCAAGAGATTAAACAGAATAAAGAAACAGAACGTCAAGGTGAGTATTTAAAACAACTAAAACAAGCAGGTATAACAGCACCAGATATTAAATTATTTAGAGACAATGCCTATAAGTTAAAAGAGGAAGGTATTGAAGAATCTAAATTAGAAAAAAGATTAGACCCAATAAAAAGAGAGGTACTTAGTTCAATTACTAAGCCAGCTGATATAGTTTTCCTTTCCGAATATGCGGCAAGTGAAGCAAAGTTAAATTTAGCTGGAGATTGGGAAGCAAATAAAAGTAAAATAGGATGGGATAACGCTCTACCTTCCCATATAAGACAAGGAAAAATTAATGAATATTTGTATGGTCAAGGTGATGTAAAAGGTTTCTACGATCGTTATGGTTTATTAGATGCGTCAGGAGAGTTATTAGTTGATAGTAAGTTGTTTGATGAATCTGATGAATTCTTTTCTACATTAAATAATAAAGCTGCTAAAGAAAATAGTGCAGCTAGAGATGCCTTACTTCAAGAACAAAGAAACCTAACACTAAAAAACCATATACAAACTGGTAGTGGAGGTAAGCATTTTGTAGGTGAGCTTAAATTATTAGGTAAAGAATATTCAGATGGAGATTTTAAAGCAGGTTTGCAAATTGCAAAACCTATAATGAAAAAAAGACTATTAGCAGCTTTAGCTAATAATGATATTTCAGTAGATGATTTAAACAATCTACTAGATGATGAAGTAGGACGTGGAGATACAGTTGGGGAATTACAAGATCTTTATTTCAATGATAAAGATAGAGATGATTTTAGCAAAGCAATTCAAGCCAAAAGGATTGAACAGTCTGAAGCAATAGATAAGAAAAATAAAGCAGATAAAATAATAACTGAAGAAACATCTATGGATACAGCTGACTCTTTTATAACTGAAGGAAAAATAGATGAAGCTAAAACTGAACTAAATAATGCCTATACTGCCTTATATGGAAAAGGTATTAAAAGCACAAAACTAGAACAGAAGATAGCTAGTTTAAATTTCACAACTGAAAACCTCAATGCAGAAAGAAAAGAACTCCAAGCAAAGCTATTAGATTTTCAGCTATCTTCAGAAGAATTAAACCAAGCCTACTACCCTAATCAGGTTGAGTTTCGTGATGAAGTAGAAAAGCTTGAAAGAATTAAAAACACTGTTGA